GGGCTCTCACCATATAAACGGCCTCCCAAAACAGCCATGTCCCTCCTTGTTTCAAGCTATAGCTGCTTGTCTCAGGCAGGTCTAGCGAGAAGTCGCCTGTGGGAGCCGACGGGGTCCCTGACCAGCCCATTCCAGCTAGATAGATGGTGGTCCATGGACGGGGTACCTTGAAGTTGGGTCTTGTTACTCCCGGTAACCTTTGCTATAACCCGTGTCATACGGCTAGTGGTCCGAGGTGGGCCACATGCCCTTAGACGAGGTGTTGATGCCAAAGCGCTGGGGGCTATGTGCAGAGGTGGGTTGTCCCGTCCTCTGCGACTCCACGTACTGCCCGGCGCATGCCCCTATGCACTGGAACACCTCGACTCGCCGGCACCGCTTGCCTCCCGGCTGGGGCCGGCTCCGTCGACAGGTGCTGCGCCGTGACGGCGGGATCTGTCAGACGTGCGGGGATGTCGCCACCGAGGTGGATCACATCGTCCCGGGCGACAACCACGACCCGTCGAACCTTGCCGCGATCTGCACGCCCTGCCACCGGGCCAAATCGTCCCGGGAGGGCAACGCCGCCATGAACGCTAAACGGAGGTCCATGCCATGAGTGATCCGACGCTGCCCGGCACCCCCGGTACGGGCCCGATCCCTGAGCCGGAGCCTGAGGGCTTCAGGGAGGAACAGACCGAGGCGGAGAAGCAGCGCCTGGTCGACGAGCAGACCGAAGCGCTCCAGCGCTCGAAGGACGCCAAGGACTTCTACACGGGCAAGCCGGAGGAACCGCCCCCGCCGGAGGGCGGCGTCACGTCCCGTTCGGGCCAGCACTCCGACTCGCACTCCACGCACAAGCCTTCGGGCGGCAAGGGCACTTCGAAGTCCTGATGGTTGCGAATGTCCCGAAGCCGGCTGACGCTCGACGTCGCCGCACCGACGTTTCCGCCGCCCAAGCGGCCCACCGGCTGCCTGTCACCGGGCGCTCAGGCGTCGCCCCTAAGGCTCCCTCCCGCTTGGGGCCGGCGGGGCGGCGCTGGTGGCGGTGGGCGTGGTCGACGCCGCAGGCTTCGGTGTGGCATGTCGGCTACCACGAAGCGATCTTCAAGCGGGCCGAGCTCGAAGACGAGTGGACCCGCATGCACGAGGCGGTCGTCCCGTTCGATTCGCCGAAGTTGGCGGCGCTCATGTTGCGGTACGACACCGAGCTGGGCCTCACCCCGATGGCGGCCGCCAAACTGCACTACGCCTTCGTGGACGAACCGGAACCGCCGAAGGCGGTCGATGACGACAAGTCGAACGTGACGTCGATGCGGGACCGGTTGAAGGGCATGCGGGAGTGAGGCCAACCCTGCGGCCGCAGTCACAGGTCCCCGAACCGCTCATGGAACTTGTGTCGGGGGATGAGCACGCGGCGACCGAACTGCACGCTTGGGATGTCGCCGTCCTTGACGGCCTTGTATGCAGCGCCCCGGGAGATGCCCAACATCTCGGCGACTTCGGTGACGGTGAACGTGAGCGGCTGCGGGACGGGCTTGGCATCGGTCACCATCGACAGCGTCAATCGGATGGCGATGCGTTCGTTGTGTACCAGCGCCACGTTGAGGCGATGCAGTCGCTTGACGGCAGAAGTGACCTTGCTGACCATCACACCCAAGTCGGCGGCCAGTCCGTCCACCACGTAGGTCGTTGGTCCGTCGCGTTCGACGTCACCGGCCAGCCGGTAGGCCAACAGCATCGCTGTGGGCCCCAAGGTGGGCGTCCACAGGCGCAGGGCGTCGTCGCTGTGGGTTGGGATGCCTTCGATGGGACGCGGGTGTTCGACGGCGATGAGTTCTCTCGGGTCCATGGGCGCAGAACCTATCGGAGCACCCGATGACCTGGCGGGGCCCTGAGGCCGAACTGGCCGAGACGGGGCTCGACTTCCCCACGTTGGGCATCACGGCCTGGCAGTGGATCGAAGAGAACTGTGTGATACCCGACGGGGACCAGCTCGGGGAACCGCTTCGCCTCACCGACGAGATGGTGCGGTTCCTCGTGCACTACTACCGGGTCGAGCCGACAGGGCGGAGCCTCAAGTGGTCGGGGCCACGGTTCCACTACGCCCGAGGCGGGCAACTGGTCCGTCCCCAGAAGTGGGGCAAGGCGTTGGCGCTCGACACGCCGGTCCCAACCCCGACGGGTTGGTCGACAATGGCACAGATCGGCGTCGGCTCCCACGTGCTTGATGAGCACGGGCAGGTGTGCCGCGTGGTTGCCAAGTCGCCAGTGTGGATGGGCGCCGACTGTTTCGCCGTGTCCTTCAGTGATGGTGAACGGGTGGTCGCGAACGCCGACCATCTGTGGACCGTCGAGGACCGGCAATCCGAGTACGCCGAGAAGACGCTCGACACCGCCACCCTGTTTGACCTGGGGGTGCTGGGATGGACGGACGAACGCCGCTGGCGAATCCGAATGCCGGCGCCCCTCGACCTGCCGCCCGTCGATCTCCCGCTCGACCCCTACACCTTGGGCGCGTGGTTGGGTGACGGTGAAACGGCCGGGCAACGGATCACTGGACTCGACCAGGAAGTGTTCGAGCAGGTGACCGCCGCCGGGTTCAGGCTCGTCCAGACCGAACCGAAACGGTGGTCGGTGTATGGGTTGCGTCAGCATCTCCGCGCGGCCGGCGTGTACGAGTCAAAGCACATCCCGACCGCCTACCTGCGTGCGTCGGCCCCTCAGCGGCTCGCCTTGCTGCAAGGGCTCATGGATACTGACGGCTACGTCGATGACCGCGGGCATTGCGAGTTCGTCACGACGCGTCCCGCTCTCGCTGACGGGTTCGGTGAGTTGCTGGCGACGTTCGGCATCAAGTATGGCGTCCGTGAGGGGTCCGCCAAGTTGTACGGACGCGTGACGGGGCCCAAGTGGCGGTTCCTTTTCACTGTCCACGACTCGCTGCCCGTCTTCCGGCTGACGCGCAAGCTGGCACGGCTCCGACCAACGACGCACGCACGTGATCGGTACCGGTCTCGTCACATCGTGAGCATCGAGCGCGTCGAGTCGGTCCCAACCGCGTGCATCACCGTCGATTCGCCGTCGAGCCTGTTCCTCGTCGGTCGGCGCATGGTGCCGACGCACAACTCGCCGTTCTCGGCTGCCGTCATCCTGTTTGAGGCGATGGGGCCGGCGCTGCCGGACGGGTGGGACGCCGACGGCACAGTCGTGGGTCGACCGTGGCCGACACCACACATCCAGATCACGGCCGTATCGAGCGACCAGACGGCGAACGTTTATCGGGCGCTCATGCCGATGATCCGGTTCGGGCCGTTGGACGCTGAGATGCCCGACGCCGGCCTCACCCGCATCAACCTTCCTAACGGCGGGCTGATCGAGCCGGTGACGGCGTCGGCCATGTCCCGTCTCGGTCAGCGTGTCACGGCCGTCATCCACGACGAGACCCATGGCGCCCACGCCAACAACGGCGGCAAGCGCTTGGCCGACAACCAGCGCAGGAACCTGTCGGGCATGGGCGGCCGGTTCATCGAGACCACCAACGCCTGGTCGATCACGGAGGACAGCGTCGCGCAGGACACCTTCGAGAACCCGGTCGGCGTGTATGTCGACTACCCGCCACCCATCGGCGGGTCAGTGCGCAACAAGGCTGAGCGCCGCAAAGCGATGCGCCACGCCTACGGCGACTCGGTCCGCAACGGGCGCACGTGGAAAGGGTGGGTGGACCTCGATCGCATCGACGTCGAGATCGACGCCCTCTCGCGGCGTGACCCGGCGCAGGCCGAACGGTTCTTCTTGAACAGGGTGCATGCCGGCGAGGACGTGGCATACGACTTGGAGGCGTGGGCCAACGCGGCGCACCCCGAGATCGTGGTGCCCGACAAGGCGCTGATCGCTATCGGCGTTGACGGTGCCCGCTGGCAGGACGCGTTGGCGATCATCGGTTCGACGCTCGACGGATACCACCAGTGGCCGATCTGCATTCTGGAGCGACCGGCGAACGCTGGCCCCGACTACGAGCACGACCTTGAGTACGCGGATGCTTGCGTGATCGCGGCGTTCGAACGTTTCGAGGTCGGCATGATCTTGTCGGACCCCCAGAAGATCGAGCATCTGACGGACCGGTGGAAGGGCCGGTGGGGCAAGGAACGGGTCGGGGACTTCGTCACGAACCTCACGTCCCGCAAACTGGGCGCAGCGGTCGGCTACCACGTCGCCTCGGTGGCCAGCGGCGACTTGAGCCACGACGGTGACACGGTGTTCTCCCGGCACGTGGCGAACGCCCGCCGCAAACTGTTGCCGGCGCAGGATGATGACGGCCGCAACCTGTTCACGCTTTACAAGGATCGGCCGCACTCACCGAACAAGATCGACGCAGCGTTCGCTGCGGTCATCTCGGCGGAGGCCCGTCGGGCATGTATCGCCCTCGGCATGCTCGACAAGGTCTCCCGCCCCAACTGGTTCGTGGGGATCTAGATGCTGTTGCGTGACGACGCCGACATCGCCGAGGCGATCACGAAGTGGGGCCCGGTGGCTCACACCGAATGGAACCGGCTCGCCACGTTCGAGGCGTACTACCGGGGTGTGCACCGTTCGCCGTACGAACCGGAGACGGCAACGAGGGAGTTCCACGAGCTGGTCTCGCGCTCGGTCACGAACCTCACGAGACTGATTGTCAACACGTTGACGCAGCGCCTGATTGTCGACGGGTTCCGGCCCAGCTCGACGTCGATGGAGAACGCCCCTCAGTGGGAGTGGTGGCAGCAGAACGGTCTCGACGCAAGGCAGAAGGCCCTGTACGACGAGGCGGCGAAGAACGGGTACGCCGGGTGCATGGTGATGCCGGGCGAACCCGCCCCGGTGATGCGACCCGTCTCTCCCCGCGAATGGTGGATGGGTTTCGAGGACTTCTCCGACGACTGGCCGTTCCTGGCGCTCAAGCAACCGGAGCGACGCAACCCGCTGGACCTGTCCCCGGTCGAGAACCAGATTTGGCATGTCCTCGACGAACAGAACCGGTTTGTGGTCCGCACCACGGGCGACCGTTCGTGTGAGATCCAACAGGTCGACGCTCACGGCCTCGGTGAGGTGCCGATCGTCCCGTTCCGCAACCAGTGGACTTTGACCCGCTACCCCGACGGTGAGATCGAACCGGCGATGGCGATTCAGGACCGGTTGAACCAGACCGTGTTCGACCTGCTCGTCGCTCAGACCTATGCGGCGTCGCCGCAGAAGTATGCGACGGGCATCGTGTTGCCCACCGACGACGAGGGCAAGCCGCTGGTGGACCTGCGGGCGTTCGCCAAGAGCCTGTGGGCGACGTCGGACCCGGACGCCAAGTTCGGGAGCCTGCCCGAAGCGAACCTGCGCAACATCGTCGAGGCCATCGAGCAGTGCCTGCGGGTGTACGGGCTCATGACGCAGACGCCCCCGCACTATTTGCTGGGCGACCTCGTGAACCTCAGCGCCGAAGCGTTGCTGGCCGCCGATACGACGCTCGCCAAGAAGGTGCAGGACCACCAGGTGCTGTTCGGTGAGGCGTGGGAGCAGACGTTCCGTCTGGCCGGCGTCGCCGCCGGGGACGAGGCCGCCGCCAACGACCAGGAGGCACAGGTGTGGTGGCGGGACACCGAGCCCCGTTCGATCGCTCAACAGGTCGACGCCCTCGGCAAGATGGCCACGATGTTGCAGGTGCCCCCCAGCGCCCTGTGGGAGCGAGTCCCCGGCGCCACGGGTGCCGATCTGGAACTGTGGCGCACCGAAGCGGCACGGGCCCGCCTGAAGGCCCTACGGGACGGCCCGCAGGTCCAAACCGGTGGCGGCAACACTGCGCAGCGGTTCCCGGGGGTCCCCGGGGGCACGGCCGCTGATCGCGAGCTGGCGTGAGCCTCGTCGACACCACCGAATCGGTGGCGCTCACGTTGGCCTATGAAGCCGAGATCGACCGGTTGGCGATCGCGGTCGGTCGGGCCGTGCGTGAAGCGTTCATGGACCTCGTGCACATCAACGAGGACGACATCGAAGAGTTCATCCGCAACGCCAAGCCGTACACGACTGCCGGCGCCCACGAAGCCGCCGACCTCGCCTCCGGGTACATGGCCGAGTTGACAGGCGAAGCGCTCGCCGCCGGCCCGATCGAAACCCCTTACGTCTACTTCGATGTGCCGTTCCACAAGGCGTGGCATCGGCTCTCCGAAGGCGACCTGTGGGAGGACGCCCGCCAGTCGGGGGCGTCGGTCGCCGAGGGTGTCGGATACGACTCGGTGTCCGATGGCGCGTCGGCGGGCATGGGCAAAGCCGCCAAGTCCGCGACCGGTTGGCGGCGCATGCTCCAGCCCGGGGCGTGCGAATGGTGCCAGGTGGTCGCCACGAAGCTGTACCGCACCCAAGAGACAGCCACGTTCGGGCACCTCAAATGCCATTGCAAGCCGATCCCGGTGCTGCGCAGCGACGACCCGACCGCCGCCATCAACAAGGCCCGTCTCGCCGAACTCAAAGCGTCGGGGGCGACGAAACGAGCCGGTGAGATCAGCAAGCGAGCCCGTGCGAGACGCCGGGCCCAAACCGAAGGCGAGATGCCATGACTGTTACCCCCCCAACCGAACCGGCCCCGAGCCTCGATCCGCTCGGTCAGCCGGCCGACCCCAACGTCCCCGAGAACACTGAAACCGACCCCGCCACCGAGGACGCCGAACCGGACGGTCTCGAAGGACTGCGCAAGGCGTTGGCCGCTGAACGCAAGCTCCGCAAGTCGGCGTCGGCTCGGGCCAAGGAACTCGAAGCGTACGAACAGCAAGTCAAGAAGGCCGAGGAAGCCAACAAGAGCGAGCTGACGAAAGCGACCGAAGCTCTCGCCGCCGAGAGGGCGGAACGGGAGAAGGCCGCCACCGAGTTGCTTCGCTACCAGGTTGCTTCAGCCAAGGGTGTACCGCCCAACCTCGTGCCGTTCCTCAACGGGGCGGACAAGGAAGCAATGGAAGCCGCCGCCGACGTGCTGTTGGCGGAGATCGGTTCTCAGCGCCCCGCTATCCCGGGACGGCCCACAGAGCGGCTCGTGTCCGGTCAACCCTCGCAGTCGTCTCTCGAAGGCGAGGACCCCATGACCCTCATCCGTATGGCTCGAAACCAGCAGGAAGGTTCGATCCATACGAGGTGACCCGTTAGAGCCGCGCCACGGCCTCGACGGGTAGACAACTCAGGAGGACGCCGTGGCCGGTAACACTTTCCTCACGCCCACTGTCATCTCGAAGGTGGCGATCGGTGCGTTGGTGCAGGACCTTGTCCTGCCCCGTCTCGTGAACCGTGACGTCGAAGCCGACTTCCAAGGCGGCACGGGCACCGTGGTGAACGTGCGCATCCCCCCGACCGTGACTGGTGGCGGGGCCCGTACCTATACGCAGGCTCTGCGTGACGCCGCCACGCCGATCGTGCTGGACCGCATCACCGAGACCACGATCCCCGTCACCATCGGACCGATGCTCTACAAGGGCGTCCCGGTCACCGACGAAGAGTTCACGTTCACGCTGACGGACTTCACCCGTCAGGTGATCGAGCCGATCGTGCAGCCCGTGGGCATCGGCGCCGAGGCGCTGCTGGCCGCGGAGATCAACTCGTTCCCGGCGTCGACGACGATCGTTCCCGCGGCGGACGGCTCCGACATCCACGACGCCATCCTCGAAGCCCGCATGACGCTCGACAAGCGTTACGTCCCCAAGCAGGGGCGCATGCTGATCGTCTCACCTGAGGTCGAGATGATGTTGCTGTCGGACCCGATCAACCGCCTGGTGCGCTACCAGGACTCCGGTTCGACCGAGGTGCTCCGCGAAGCCAACATCGGGCGCCTCTACGGGATGCCGGTGATCGGCTCGACGGAGCTGACGGCCAAGAGCTTCGTGATCATGACCCGTGACGCGTTCACGTTCGTGATGCGAGCCCCTTCCGTGCCGGCCGGTTGCACGTTCGGTCAGTCGGTCAGCTACCAGGGCATGGCGATGCGGTTCATCCGGGACTATGACTCGGCGTTCATGCAGGACCGGGCGATCTGCTCGGTGTTCGCCGGAGCGGAAACCCTCGACGCCCAGCGAGCCATCCGCGTCGTGGCCGCCTGAACCATGCTGCCGCCTCTCGCCACGATCACGGACCTTGAAGCCCGGATCGGTCACCCCATCACCGACCCGGCCGAGCAGGCCCGAGCCAACGCCCTGTTGGCTGACGCGTCGTCACTGGTGCGGTTCGCCGCGAACCAGACGTGGGTGGATGAGAACGGCGATTTGACCGTGGTGCCCGACCTGGCCGTGTCGATCACGTGCCAGGCGGCGCTGCGGGGCTGGTTCAACCCGGCCGGTATCGAGGCCGCCCAGTTGGGGGCCGTGTCGGTGCGTTACGGCGGGGCGTGGCTGAACGCCCAAGAGCGCCAGGATCTGTCGCTCTACAACCGGGGCAAGGGCCTCCAACAGCAACTGTTGAAGCCCGGGTTCGGGTTCGACGGTGGACCGTACGGCTACGCGCCGGTCGACAACAACAACGACGGTGCCACCGTCCCGTACGCCGACTGGTTCCCGATCGGCTATTGACGTGCCCCACGACCATGCGATCCACCAGTTGATCAAGATGCCGTGCACGATCCGCCACTCGGACCCGGGAGCGGCCGACGAGTACGGCGACCACCCGGTCAGCATGGTCACCGAAACCACCGAACGCTGCTACGTGGCCCAGTCGAACCGCGGTGAAGCCGACGAGATCGAACACGAACGCTGGCAGATCTACTTCCTGCCGTACGTGCTCATCGACGCCAACGATTCGGTCGTGGTCGACGGCATGACCTTCGAGGTGCTCGGTAACCCGTGGGCGGTCACCGATCCCGTGACGGGATGGCGCACCCACATCGAAGCGACGGCCGTGAGGCGCATCTAGTGGCCGGCCGTGGGGTTCGTGTCGTCATCGACGAGAAGGCGCTACGGGATTGGCTGTCCACCAGCTCGGGCGCCCAGCTCGGTTTGCAGCGCACGGCGCTCGCCGTTGAGGCGGCCGTCAAAGAAGCCGCCCCTGTCGGCAAGTCGCTGTCGTGGCCGTGGCGCAACCCGATCCGTCACGGCTGGTTCCGGGACTCGCTCCACACCCGACCGTTCCGGGGCGGCTACCGCGTCTTCAGCCGGGACCCGTTCGCTCACATCGTCGAGTTCGGGTCGGTCAACAGCCCCACCTACGCCCCGTTCCGCCGGGTCATCCTCGCCTTCCGGGGCAAAGCGCTGCCCAACAAGGCGGCGACGCCGAGGAGCACCGCGGAGTGATCGTCGTCGACACCGAACGGTTGCTGTCGGCCTGGTTGCGGGACCAACCCGAGATCGTCGCCATCGTCGACGACCGGGTCTACACGGACAACCCGAACCGGGCCACGTTCCCGTTCCTCAAGCTCACCCAGATCGCCGGAGGACCCGTGTTCTCCCGGCCCCTGTACCTCGACGAAGCCCTCATCCAACTCGACGCCTACGGCGGGCCGAAAGTGCTGGCCCGCCAACTCATCGACACGACCCGATCGTTGTTGGCCGAACGGTTCGCTGGTGACCACCCCGGTGTCGGGGTTGTCACGGGCGTCAACTTCGGTGACCTCACCTACCTCCCCGACGACGGCTACGCGCCACCGAAGCCCCGGTTCATCGCGATGACGTCGATTTACACCCACCCCTAAGAGGAGGCCCCCTCATGCCCACTGACGCAGGAGACATCCGGGTAGGCGGCGAAGCGAAGATCTTCCTCGCCCCGCTCGGTACCGCGTTCCCCACCTTCGATGTCGAACCCGCCGACCCGTGGGTTGACCTCGGTTACGTGACGACCGACGGCATCACCCTCACCTACGGCCGTGAGATCACAGAGATCTACGCCCTCCAGTCGATCGACCCGGTGCGGATCATCCAGACGAAGGCCCCCAAGTCGATCAGTTTCGCCATGATGCAGCACGGCCGCGAACAACTGTTCCTGGCGCTCGGGGGCGGCACGTTCACCGATGAGGTCACCCCCGCTGGCGTGGTGCGTTACACGCCACCTCCGGCGAGCTTCATCGACGAGCGGGCCATGCTGTTGGAACTGGTCGACGGCACCGCCAAATACCGCTACGAGTACAAGCGCTGCCAGAACCGTGAGCCCGTGGAGAACAAGCTCGTGCGAGAGGACGCCGCCACCTTCCCCGTCACCATGCAGATCCTGGTGCCGTCCGATTCGTCGGCGCCTTTCGAGATGCTCACCAACGACACGGCGTTCGACGACGCGGTGCTGCTGGGCGCCAACGGCCGGTCCGCCAACGGCAACGGCAACGGCAACGGCGATGCTGTCAAGCGCGAGAGCGACGAGGACGAGTCCGAAGAGGCCGCCCGGGCCCGCCGGGAGAGCGAAGCTCCCGTCGCTACCAGGAAGCGCTGACCGTGCCCTCGTTCGTGCCCCTCGGCCGCTACAAGGTCACGTACCTTGACGGCCGGGTCGAAGAGGTCCGCTCCAACTTCGCTGACATCATGCGCCTCGAAGCCGACCTGCCCAAGGGCGACACGCCCGACGGCACGTCCCTCGCACACGGCGTGTGGCTGTACTTGGGGAGACCCAAGGGCGACTTGATGGCGTGGGCCGGTGACGTGTTCCGCATCGAGCCGCTCAGCGACGAACCGGAGCCGGAGCCGGACCCTACCCCGCCGGCAGCTGGGGACGACTGATCTGCCAGCTGTCGGTGGCGACCCGCACCCCGGTCGCCGATGTGGCGGCCTGTGACCTCACGACCCTGCTGACTCTCGCCGAAGAGATCCGCACCGAGCGCGAGCTTGAGACGTGGACGACCCGCGAAGAGTTGATGGCCATGCTCATCGACCTGTTGCACGTGATGCGGGTCGAAGCGTTGGCCGGCATGGGCGTGAAGTCACCGCCGCGACCCCTACGTGTCCCTCGCCCCGGTGACCGCAGCGAGGACGACATCCCCACGGTCAGCCCCCGCCAATTGGCTGCCTTGACGATGGGAACCTGAGATGCCTTCGAGCGTCGGCACTGTCTTCGTCGATGTCCGCTTCAACACAGGCAACCTCGCCGGTGACCTGCAACGCTCCCTCACGGGCGCTGCGGCCGGTGCTGGTGCCCAAGCCGGCGCTGAGGCCGGCGCCGGCCTGTCGCGGGGCTTGGGGGCGTCGCTCACCTCGCTGGGCACGAGCATGGGCAACTTGGGCCGCCAGGTCTCCCTCGGCCTGTCCCTCCCACTGATCGCTTTCGGGCGGGCGGCATCGAACGCGTTCGCCAGCTTCGACACGGCGATGACGCAAACCTCGGCGCTCGCCGGCGTCAACGCGAAGACCGTCGACGCCTGGCGGGGCGAGGTCATGGACTTGGGCGCCGAGTACGGCGTCATGGCCGCCGATGCCGCCAAGGGCCTGTACTTCATCGCCAGTTCGGGTGTCGAAGCCGCCGACGCCATGGGTGTGTTGGAGGTCGCCACCAAGGGCGAAGCCACCCAGTTGGGCTCGACCGCGCAGGTCGCTGACGTCGTCACCTCGGCGATGAACCAGTACGGCAAGGAGAACATCTCCGCGGCGCAGGCGGCCGACATCCTGACCGCGGCGGTGCGTGAAGGTAAGGGCGAAGCCGACGACATGGCCGGAGCCCTGTCCCGGGTGATCCCGTTGGCCGGGTCGATGGGTGTCAGCTTCGGTGAGGTGGCTGGCGTCATGTCGGCGCTGACGCTGTCGGGCACGTCGTCCGACGAGGCGGCCACACAGATCAACGCCCTGCTGACGTCACTCCAGAAGCTGCCGAAGGACGCCCAGCAGTCCATGAAGGCGTTGACGGGGCTCGACTACGCCACCGTCCAGAACGACCTGAAAACGAAGGGCCTCACCGAAACGCTGCGGGAGATCTACAACGCCTTCGGTGACAACGAGGACGCCATCGCCAAAGTGTTCGGCAACGTCCGGGCGCTGCGGGGCATCACCGGCCTGTTCGGCGAGAAAGAAGAACAAACCCGCCGGGTCGTGGACGCCACCACCCACGCCATGGGGGCGCAGGACAAGGCGCTACAGGACACCCAAGCGTCCGCCGCGTACGCGCTGCGCCAATCCCAAGCCGAGTTCGACAACGCCATGACCTCGATCGGGGCGTCGGTGACACCGGTGGTCGCCGGGTTCACGAGCTTCGCCGCTTCGGTCGTCAACTTCACAGCCATCTTCGGGCCCGCCGGCCAGAAGGTTCTCGTGTTCGTCGGCACGATCGCTGCCGCCGCCGGCCCGCTGCTCTACATGGGTTCGTCGATCATGCGTCTCGGCGGCAACCTCATCGACCTGTCATCCAAGTTGAACATCGGTTCACGGATAGCGGCGTTGGCCGAGTCGGGCAACAGTTTCGGTCGGGCGCTCACCACCCTCATCCCCAAGCTCGTCCAGTTCAAGGGCGCCATCATCGGGGGCACCGCGGCGATCGCCGCCGGCATCATCACCTACCAGTTCTTCACGGCGAAGGTCCACGAGCTGGACGAGGCATACCGCCAGCTCGGGGAGGAAGGCAAAGAGAAGACGGCGAAGTCGTCGACCTTCGACGAGTTGACGCAGCGGGTCACGATCGCCAACGAAGGCATCGCCCGCACCAACGAAGAGATCGGCCAGCTACAAGAGCGCGACGCTAAGGGCGGGTTGTTCTCCAACTTGAACTTGGGTCTCGCTCAGGCGATGAACAACGCCAACAGCGCCGGCCAAACGTTCGTGACGATGGGCGAGGACGCCCAGAGCGCTGTCAACCAGGTGGTCGCCGTCTCCGACCAGTTCGGTCTCACCCGTGACGCCGCCACCAAATGGATCTTGTCGCAACGGGGCGCGGGACAGGTCTACAAGTCGAACGAGGAAGCGCTCAAAGCGTACGACGAGGCCCTGCGCCGGGGTGACGCCTCCACGAGAGAGGCGACGGACTCCACGAACGCCGCGAAGAACACGTGGGAAGGGCTCATGGCGGCAGTCAAGGGCACCTCGGACATGTTCTTCGCCGCCGAATCCGCCCAGACCGCTTACAACTCGGCGCTCAAGAAGATCGAGGACGCCAAGAAGGGTGTCGCCACCGCCGAGAAGAACCACCGCGACGCCGTCACCGATGTCGTCGACGCTCAGCGCAACGAGGTCAAAGCCAACGAGGCGGTCGCGGCGTCGACCCGCAAGGTCGAAGACGCCAAGATCGCCGCCGCCGAAGCCCAGAAGGCACTCGACGACGCCCTGGCGGGCCCGTCGGTCGATGAGAAGCTCGATGTGCGTTCCGCTCGCCTGGCGGTCCGTGAGGCACGAGCGGCCATGTCGGGCCCGGGCCAGTCGGGGCTCGACCGGGAACGCAACGCCATCACGCTCGCCCGTGCCCGGGAGGACTTGAAGCGAGCTGAAGCGGCCCATGACGGGCGCATCGCTGACGCCCGTAAGGACGTGGCCAGCGCCACCGACGCCGTCCGCGACGCCGAACAGTCCCGTCAGGACGCGATCGCCGCGGCCGCGGCCGCCCACCAGGCGACCCTCGACGCTCAGGTCAAAGAGCGGGACACGCTCAACGAGATCTGGACCGCCCAAGGCAACGTCACCCAAGCGCAGAAGGACGCCGTACAGCCGGCGATCGATCTGGCCAACGCGCAGGGCAACCTTGTCATCGGGTTCCAAACGGGCACGATCGAAGCCGACAAGTTCCGCGAGTACCTCGTCAAGCTCAAGGAGCTGTACCCGGAGCTGGGCACCGAACTCCAGAAGTACCTCGACAAGTTCGACCAGTGGGAACGTGACCACCCGAAGACGGCCGTTCCCCCGCCACCGGCACCACCGCCACCACTGGTGCCGCCGGCCACCCCGTACAGGGCTACCCCGACACCCAGCGGCGAAGGCAAGTACATCCCCGGTGTCGGCTACGTGAAAGGCAACCGGGCCATCGGCGGACCCGTCGGTGCCGGCAGCCTCTACGAGGTCAACGAACGCAACGTCCCCGAACTGTTCTCGGCTGGTGGCCGCCAGTACCTGCTGCCTGTCAGCTCGGGCCGGGTCACGCCCGTGGACGTGAAGGGCGGCGACGGGATCAGCGTCGGCGACATCTACGTGCAAGGCGCCGAGTCCCCCGTCCAGACCGCCTACGAAGTGAGAAGGCAGTTGCGGGTGAAGGCGAGGACGAAGGTCTAATGGCGTACGAGATCCGGTTCCCCCATCACCTTGAGATCGACGGGGTGCCCCTGTCGACGGCGGCGTGGGAACACCAGAACATTCAGACGCTCTACTCGGGGGCGGCGGTGCGAGGCGAGAACCGGGTGATGCCCGGTGCCCGGGGGAGGCGTGCGTTGCCGTGGCGACCCGACGAAACGATGCGCACCTTGACCCTCGCCATCTTCGGTGACCTGTCGTGGGACGGCACGAAGAACGACGACGCCGTCGCCGGCCTGTGGGCGAACGTCGCTCACATCCAGACGTTCATCGTGGACAATCCCGGCAACGCCGGGTCGACCCGCACGGCGATCATCAAACGGCCCGACAGTCCCGACCTGACTGCCACCATCCAAGTCCGGGGTTTCGAGATCGACGACGAGTCCTACAGCCCGGCCGCTATCGCCGCCTCGATGGACATCGCCTTGCTGTCGGGAGCGTTCACGTGAGGGTCATCTACCCGGTCGGCAAAGAGGCGTTGCTGCGAGGCCAGATCGACCTCATGACCGACACGATCAAGGCGCAACTCGTGGGCGCCTACACGTACCAGCCGGCCGACGCCGACGTGGACGACCTCGTCGACCTGGTCGGTGCCCCGCTCATCGTGTCCGTCACCGACGTCGCCGGGGGCATCGCATTGTGCGCCGACCTCGTGTACGTCGATCTGGGGGGCAACACCGTGACCGGCATCGTCTTCTACCAGGACGCCGGGCCGCTCATCGCGTACACGAACCAGCGGGCCGACACGGTGCCCATCAACGTCGTGCCCAACGGCGCCGACGTCACGTTCTCGTTCGACTTCCTGCTCAAGATCTAGGGGACCTAATGGAGATTGCCTACACCGAAGATCTTGGGCCGGTCATCAACGGGATCTGGCGGGGCGAGACCACACCTGTCACCGGGCCCGGCACGTACGTGTTCTTCATCACCTGCGACCTCGACGACGCGTCCACGATGCAGGTGCAGGTCATCGCCAACCCGGGCGGCGACTACGCGCTCGTCGAGGACTACACGTCGGTGCCTGCTGACCTGTCGAGCGCGGCCATGTCCGCCGGGTTCCAGTCCGCTCCCGTGCCCCTCGTCGACAACACGTGGACAGCGTCGGTCCGAGTGATGCACGACGACGCCACCCTTGACCACACGTTCGTGTTGAAGGTCGTCAAGCTGTGACCCGACGGGGCGACCTGCACTACTACGGCGCCGGCACTGTCGCCCCGTTCGATCAGACGGTGAAGGTCAACGGTGCCGCCAGCGGCGCCCAAGCCGGTGCGCCCATGGTCGGCATCGAGGGGGTCGTGCCGCCCCGCTTGCGGGCCACCCTGCACCGTCGCCCCGACATCGGCCCGGTCGTCATCGAACTGACCGGCGCCATGAACCGCCAGTGGCAGGACGAACTGAACGAGACAGGCACCGCGTCGATGGTGATCCCCAACGAGGACCCCCAGTCGACGTTCGTGCAACCCGGCGACATCATCCGCTTCGAAGACGACGGCTGGGCCTGTTTCGCGTGGATCGTGCAACACATTGAACGCATCCAGATCGCCCGGGGCGAAGAGATCGAACAGGTCACCAAGTTCTCCGGCAAGGGCCTGCTCGACATCTTGTCCCAAGCGCTCGTGTACCCGGCCAACAGTCTCGACGCCCTCCCCCGCGGCCCCGAAGGCATGAGCATGCGACCGGTCGAAGAGGACCGGTACTTCTCGTGGCAGTCGAACGCCTACAACGACGAGGCGTGGCTCAACGCCAAGCTGTACGCCCCCTACTGGCCGAACGAGTTGGACAGCCCCCCGGGCATGCCGGCGCACTCGGGCATGTTCGCCGGGTGCAAGGTGTGGCCGCTGCCGGGCTGCTGGCGCATCACCACGAACCAAGGCAACTACTGGATCGCCCCCGGGGGCTGGTGCTACTTCCGGCATCTCATCTGGATCGGTGACGACGACCCGACGAGAACCCTCGTCATCTACGGGCTCGCCGATGACGAATCCAAATGGTGGTTTGACGGGATGCCCCAGTACGAGACGTTCGAATGGACGAACGACGACAGCGACCTCGTCGAGTTCACGGTCGACATCGCCCCCGGCTGGCACATCCTGTCGGTCGCCGTCCACAACTCGGAGATGGGACCCATGTGGTCCGACATGTTCGGCGAGTGGATCAACCCGTTCTCGGTGATGTTCGCCGGCTACCGGTTTGACGACAACACCGGCGAGTTCATCGGCGGCCCCCTGTTCCAATCCGATGAGACCACCAAGATCGTCGACTACCCGCCCGGGCCGCCCGGTTGGACTCCCGGACAGGTGCTCGACCGCTGCCTGGTCGAGTCGGGCTGGTCCCGTAAGACGATCCCGTTCCTACAGGTCGGGTTCACCCACGACGTCGACTCCGACGGCACGCCGTGGCCGACCGTCACCGACATCTCGACCAAGGTCGGCACCGACTACCTGACGTTCTTCAAAGAGGTCGCCGAAACCTACATTGACTTGTGGATGGAACCCGGCACGTTCCGGTTGCACGCGTGGGTGAAAGGCCAGCGGGGCATCAACCGTCCCGACGTTGACCTCCACGCTGTCACCGACCCGAACGACCCCTACTCGGGCAACCTGGCGGGCCTCACGTTCACGAGGGTCGACTGAGATGCCCGTCAACGTGCTCCTGTGCCGCTGGATCGGTGGCTGGCGGGAAGTGCGCCACGAAGCGTCGATCGCCACCTATGGGCGCCGTGAAGCCCTCATGGGCCTCGGTGCCATCCAGTCCCCCCAAGAGGTCGACCGGGTCGCCGGCGAGCAGCTCGCCATCTTCGCCGACCAGCGCACCGCCATCGCGGCTGACCTCGAACCCATGGGTGTCGCCGACCGGCCCTACCGGGCGTGGAACGTGGGCGACACGATCACCGTCCCCAACTACGGGGGCGGCACGATCAGTCAACGGGTGCGGGCGTTGACTGGCAGCGAGGACGACAACGGCGAGATCACCTACAGCCCCGAACTCGGCGACCTCATCTTGGAAACCCAAGAACGCCACGAACAAGCCATCAAGAAGATGGCCGACGGCACCCTCGACGGCGAGTCCCCCGTCGCCACCCCGGTGGCGCAGACGCAGCAGACGCAGCAGGGCTTCGGTGGCGCCCCGTTCCCGGACTACACCCCCGCATGACCGACCGCTGGTATGTGATCGCTCTCTGCCTCGCCTACCTGGTCGCCGGGGCGATCCTCGCTTTCGGTTGCCTCGTGCTACTCCACGCCGCCGACCAGATCGACAGCGCCAACCTGTGCAGGAGGATCTGAATGGCCGCCACATCCCCGTATCCCGCCAACGGGGCTGTCGTGCGCGGCGACCCGTTGAGCATCCCTGTCAACATCTCCGTCGACGGTGCCCCCATCGACGTGTCCGGCTCCGACTGGCGGGCACAGGTACGCAGCAACTATGACGCCGCGCTCGTCGTCGAGTTCGACTGCACGGTCGTCACGCCCGCCGGGGGCACGGTCCCCTCGCAGGTGCTCATGACCATGTCCGGCGACGACACGGCCAAGCTCAAAGACAAGATGGTGTTCGACCTCGAAGAGTTGGATCGCACTACGGGCGACACGATCAAAACGTGGTGGATCTGCACGGGCATCAAGATCCAGCCGGACGTGTCCCGCGACGACCCCGGGCCGCTCACGGTTGAGCGACCGTTCACGCCGCAGGTGGCTCGCCGTGCCTGAGATCACGCTCGACCTGGTGACAGCCGAACCGGTCGAGCTGGACAGCACCGCCGAGACGGTGTCGTTGGAGTTGCACAACGAGGCCGTCACGCTCGACTTGAGCGAAGGGTCGGTCACGCTCGACGCGTCGACGACCCCGGCTGTCGAGTTGAACTATCAGAGCGACCTCGACGAGGTGTACCTCAACGCCACCACCGACGACATCAGCTTGGCGGTGATCGAAGAGACGGTCGCTCTCGATGTCACGCCCGCCGAGATCATCGAGCTGGGCTACACCTCCGACGGGCCCCCCGGCCCGCAAGGTGAACCGGGTGAACCCGGTCCCCCCGGCGACGTCGGCCCTCCCGGCCCTGTAGGACCCCCGGGCGCTGATTCGCATGAGCCCGGCCCCATGGGACCCCCGGGCGCTGTCGGACCGCCAGGTGCCGACGGAGACCCCGGTCCCGCTGGTGCTGACGGTGCCCCCGGACCGGCCGGACCTGAAGGCCCCGAAGGCCCTGAAGGGCCACCGGGTGCTGACGGTGCCCCGGGTGCAGATTCGACTGTCCCCGGGCCGGCTGGACCCCAAGGTGATCCCGGCCCCGAAGGTCCCCCCGGAGCGGACGGCGTCGACGGCATCGACGGTACCCCCGGCCCGCAAGGTGACCCGGGACCTACCGGAGCGGACGGTGCCCCCGGACCGCAAGGCCCCCAAGGTGTGCCGGGCGCAGACTCCACGGTGCCCGGCCCTGCCGGACCTCAAGGCGACCCTGGACCCAAGGGCGACCCCGGTGACCCCGGACCAGCCGGCGCTGACGGGGCACCAGGAGCCACCGGCCCGAAGGGCGATAAGGGCGACCCGGGCGCTACTGGACCTGCGGGTGCCGACTCCACCGTCCCCGGTCCCGCCGGACCGACCGGTGCGACAGGACCCGCAGGCTCGACAGGACCCCAAGGCCCCAAGGGCGACAAGGGCGACACGGGCACGGCGGGCGCTACCGGTCCTGCCGGCAGCACGGGACCCGCCGGCCCCGGGCTCGTCCCCGGCGGCACGACCTCGCAGAAACTCGTGAAGAAGTCCGGCACCGACTACGACACGCTCTGGAACCAGCCGTGGGCCGAGAACGCCTACGTGGGGGTCAACGCACCCACGGGCACACCCAAAGTCGGGGACCTCTGGTACGACAGCGACGACCCCGCCACGTCACCCATCGCGTTGCCCGTCAGCATCGTCAACGGCGGCACCGGGGCCACCGCCCCGGCATCGGCCCGCAGCGGGCTCGCCGTGCCTGCCATCGGGAACAGCACCACCACCGCCGGGCCACCCGCCACCGGCACGTGGGCCAGAGGCGACCAGTGGTTGGACTCGAACACCGTGCTATGGCTCTGCGTCACCGCCGGCTCGCCCGGCACGTGGCAAGCGAAGAACGTCGGCGAAGAGTTGGCCTACACGCAGATCACCGCCACCGTTACCATCACCGCCACCACGGCCGCCGCCGCCCAACTCGTGATCAACAGCGGGACCCGCAACTATGACGGCACGCCGATCATGATCGAGTTCTTCTCCGAGTACATCGAGGTCCCGAGCGGCCAGTGGGTCGTCGGTGAACTGTGGGACGGCTCGACCGACCTCAGCCAACACTGGGAGGTGGGGCCGGGCGGGGCGAGCGGATCGATGGGTTCGGCCGGGGTGCTCGCTCGTCGGCGCCTCACTCCCACCGCCGGCTCGCACAACTATCAGATGCGGGGTTGGTTGACGGGGGCCGGCACCGGCAAAGTCGACGCCGGGCTCGGAACCTCAAGTGGCACCAACGCACCCGCCTACATGCGGATCACGAGGGCGTGACATGGGCTCGATGAAGATATGGACCGGGTCGGCGTGGGAGACCGCATCGCAGCAAGGTCCCGCCGGCCCGGTCGTCCTACCTGCCGGGGGCGCGGCCGGATCGGTGCTCGCCAAAGTGTCGTCGGCTGACTATGACGTCGGATGGACTCAGCAGGTGCCGAAAGGGCTACTAGCCCGCAACTCAAGCACCGCCAACGCCGTGTTCACTTCGACCACCGGGGGAAACCTGCCGTTCAACGTGGCGACTGACGCAACCCGTGCCTATCGGGTGTGGCTGGTCGCCGCGCAGGCAACACTGTCGAGCGGTACCGGCGGCGCCGACCGCTGGTGGATTGAGCTGATGGCTGACGGCACCCCGATCGGCAACGCCCTCGACATAGTCGGCAACGGGGCGAACGTAGGTGTCACTTCCTTCTCGACGCTCTGGTTCCCCACCACGGGCTTGCACGCCATCGAATACAACGCCCGGGAGATAGCCGGCGCCGCGACCTTCACGATCGCCGCCAGCGTCAACAACCCGACGTGGCTGTTCGTCGAAGACATGGGACTGCGCTAAGCGGTCCGACCCCCCACCCACCTGACCCCATGGAGACCACCATGCTTGCTCTCATCGGCAGTTACCCCGAGACCAGCGAATGGCTGCTGCTCATCGCGGCGGTCGTGTTCGTGATCGCCGCCGTGCTCAAGCTCACCGTGCGGGCGGCCGCCGACGGCGGGCGCAGCGTCGTCGACCCGACCCGGGGGGCGCTCGTGCCCATCGGGCTCGCGCTCGTCGCTGTCGCGTGGTTGATCGTGTGACCAAATGGAAGACGGCCCTCCCGTGGGAGGGCCGTCTGTCGTGATCACGGACCCGAATCCATGACATGCCACGACGCGCTCAAACTAGCCCAAGGCAAGGGCCTACAGCGACATGTCGCCGAGCTGAACCGGCTCTGTGACGCACCCACCATCGAGGGCATCATCGACGGCTGCCGGCAGCGAGTGAACGCCCGGGTCGATGCGGCACGAACACACGTGCACCACGACGTGGCGAGATCGATCGCAGACTGACTTCAGGCACGGTAATGTCCGGGTCAATGGACCCGAAACCATGCGCTACGAACCCATGCGCCCGGCCCTGCCCTGTCGTGGCAGCGCCCACCCGATACCCCACCACCCCCGAAGGGACCCCGAATGCCCACTAAAACGATCACCCCCTGGCAGTTCGGCGCGTACGTGACCGAACCCGTACGCACCACCATCTCCGCCCTGCTCTGGGCGCTACACCACGAGGGCGGCACCATCCGCAGCGAGAACGGCCGGGTCGGCACCGCCCTACGCGACCGTGCCGTCGAGCTGGGCTACTTCATCCACCCCCGCTACCAGGCGTCATCGAAGAGTGCGAGCGGTGGCATCTCCAGTCTGTTGGCGTCACTGGAGCTGGACACCTACGGCACCGAAGCGATCGAACGGGAGAAGAACGGCACTCGGTCATTCGAGATCCGCCTGCTGCTCGAAGACGAAGAGATGCCCCCCAAACCCGTCAAGGTCAAGAAGACGTTGGGGGACTCGACCGAACCGGTAGCCAACCCTGTCGACGTGAGCCGGCCCATCGACGCCGTCGAGCACGTCGAACAAGGCGACCTTCAAGAAGGCTGGGACGACATTGACGCCCCAAACATGGCACCCGACATGATCGACACCGCCGACATCTCGTCATTCCCCGAGGTCATCGTCGTGTCCGACAACCCGGGCCCGTACGGCCTCGTGCTCGAAGCGCAACGGTCCATCACCCGGGCGTTGGTCAGCTTGGCCGGGAACACCCCGCCGCCCGTCGACCACACCGAACTCGTGGCGCTCCGGGCCCGGGTCAACGTGCTCACCGAAGAACTGGCCAACGTGCGGGCCGAACGGGACCGGTTGATGGAAATCCTCGCCGCCTCCACCATCCGGTACCCCGCAGAGAACGGAGCCGCCTCGTGAGCTATCCCGCCAGCGACAAACCCAACCCCGGCTCCGACGAGGCCCGCCTGCTCGGATGCCTGTGCCCCATCCTCGACAACAACCACGGCAAACACCTGCCGTGGACGGGTGGCTGGTGGATAGACGAACACTGCCCCATCCACGGCGACGGCCGGGAACCCGTACCGGCATGACCACCCACACCCAAGTCGTCCTCTACCTGACGACCTTCACCATCGGGCTCGCATTGGGTTGGGTCGCCGGCAGCGCCGCCCCGTGGGCATGGCCCGCTCTCGTCATCGCCCTAGCCATCGGTGGGGGGTGGATCGCCTACAGCGTCATCACCGCCCGACGCATCGCCGACGAAGACTGGGCTGTCCACGCCGAGGCCGCCAAGCGGCTACTCGACGAAACCGAAGGCGACGAGACCGATGGCTGACCGCCGCCCCAAACCTATTGATTGGGTGCTGGTCGCCCAGACGGTGATGGTCGTGGCGATCATCATCGGGGGCGTGTGGTTGATGCGCCGAACCTACTGAGGCCGGGTGGTGCGAGGGCCGACGACGTCCCCCGCTACCACCCCGGTGCCTCGGGCCTAGACCGACACTCCCGCCCACCCACACACGTCCTCAAGCGACGTCCGGGGGAACGAGTCCTCCACCACCGCTTGGATGCCGAAGTAGTTCACCAGGGCATCCACACAGCGAGCAGAAGCCGTCCACGACAGGCCGGCGTCCGGTTCCTGGTGGATCACGCACCAGTACCGGTGATCGAGCAGGTGGCCGATCCCCCCGAGCGCGGAGCGGATTCCACACACCCTGTGGATCGGGTGCGCCTGGTCGGTCGGCTCGTTGCACAACACGCACGACACCGACAGCTCGCTGATCCGGTTCATCGGAGATGACCCCCCAAGGCTCGCACCCACGACTCAAGGTTCCGTTGGGCCTCGTCGTCCGACGGGAACACCATGTGGATCGGGGACTCGTGGCGGTCGGCGACCGTCAACAGCCACGGGCCGATGCGGACGTACTCGGTGGTGCCGTCCTCGTTCGACCACCAGTCATCGGCGTAGCCCCGCAGTTTCAGCAACTGGGCGGCCATGGCCATGAAGTCCTGCCCGCCCACCACTTCACAGACCACGTCCCCGTCGTCGGTGATGGTCGTGGCCACCTCCCCGATCTGGTCGTGGGCCAACACGATGCAATCCCCCTCACCCATCCACAGCTCGACGCTGGGGATGTCGCCTTCGAGGTGCCAGGCGATCGAAGCGGTGTCGGAGAGGAATAGCGGGTCGGGAAGGTTGGTGTCGGGCATTGGGGGCTCCCTCGTTTCGGGCGTGGGGACAGGGCCGAGGGTAGTTGCGGGTGCTTGCCCGTGCGCTGACTGTGTGGTCACCGGGCGTGGCAGCACCCGGGAGGGGGAAGCCGCAGGGGGCTCCCCGGAAGGATTATTGGCGTAAACGTCCGGCGGTCTAGTACGTTTCCGCTCGGAGCGGGCGAGGGGTGTTGGTGGTCAGAACCCCTTGAAATGGCCGTTCACGCAGAGAGTGCAAGCGACTGTTGTTCCTCGGAACTTCAGTCGGGTACACTCTCTGACATGACCCGAATCCATCTCACCCCCACCCCCGACCTGAACACGTCCGTCCTGCCCCACCTCGGCGTGCGTGGCCTGCGCATCGCCATCTACGTGCGGATCAGCAAAGACGACACGCAGTCCATGGCCGGCGTGAACCGCCAAGAGGCCCTGTGCCGCGAGATGATCGCCCAGCGCTACCCGGGCGACCACACCATCACCGTCTACAGCGACAACAACATCTCGGCGTGGTCCGGCGCCCGCCGCCCCGACTACGAGCGGCTCATGGCCGACGTGCAAGCCGGCAACCTCGACCTCGTGGTCTGCTACGCCACCGACCGCCTCTACCGCCGGGTGCGCCTCTTGGAAGACATCATCACCATGACGGAGGTCAACGGCTCGTTCGTGCCGATCGTCGGGGTGCGCTCCGGCGACTTGGACCTCGCCACCGCCGACGGCCGCATGCACGCCCGCATGCTCGCCGCCGTCGCGCAGCACTCGTCCGATAAGACCAGCGAGCGCCTGAAGGACCGCAACGCCGAAGAGGCCGCCAAGGGGTTCGCTCCCCCCGGGCCCGCCCCCTACGGCTACACCCGCATGCCCAACCCCGGCGGGGCCAAGTGCGGCCACACCTACGTGATCAACGAGCCTGAGGCCCGCATCGTGCGGGAGGTCGTCACCTCCATCGAGGCCGGCGACTCCATGGTCTCCATCGCCCGAGCGCTCAACTACCGGGGCATCCCCAAGCGCAGCGGCACCGAGTGGAAGCCCGACGACATCCGCCGCATGGTCATGTCGCCCGCCATCGCCGGCCTGCGAGGCCACACCCCCCGGGCCAAGAAAGGCAAGGTGTGGCGCCAGTCCGTCACCGGCAAAGGCAACTGGAAGGCCATCGTCCCCGCCCACCGCTGGGAGGCCATCGAAGAGACCCTGAGCGACGACAGCCGGCGCCAGCGTTCGCCTGGCACCAACTACTGGCTCTCCACGGTGCTGGTCACCGAAGACGGTCGCCCCCTCGTGGGTTCGGTCACCCGGGGTTCCAACGGCATCGACCGGCGCATCTACCGGCCCACCTCGAAGCCGTTCGTGAGCATCGACGCCGACCAGGTGGAGGACGCCGTCGGCCGGGTGCTGCGCTTGGCCGGGTCCGAGGTCGTGGGCGTCGAGACGCCCGACGTCACCGACGACGAGATCGCACTGGCCGACCAGTTGGAGGCCATCGACGCTGAGCTGGGCGACCTGTCCCGCCGGGTCAAGCTGCCGACCGACCACCCCGACTACCTGCTGCCGGTCGAGCGCAACGGGGCACGGGCCGGGCTGCTGGAGCACCGTGCCAAGGTCATCGCCGACATGCCGGCCGCTCAGCAGCGGTCCATCCTCGCCCCCGGTAAGACGCTGGCCGACGAGTGGGACGACCTCGACGCAGGCGACCGCCGGTTCATGGCGCTCGACCTGTTGGGTCACGTCACGGTGACGGCGGTGGGTCGGGCGAAGGTGCCTGTGCCGGAGCGGCTCTCGTTCGAGAAGGGGTTCCCCGTGCCTGGCGCCGCCGCCTGAGCCCTTCGAGCAGGTGAGCCTGTACCTCAGGGTCCCGGGCTCGTTCCCGGGTCCCGTGGCGGGCCATCAACGCCTCTATCTCACTATCGGTGACAGGAGCCGGGTTTCCTCTAGGGGCCCGGCTCTCTGCGTGTTCGTGGTCGGAGTTCATGCACTAACCCATATCACCGAATCCTCTAACCACACCCATGTAGTTTATCGAGGAAATGCGCCATCTGAACCTGAAGCCAATCTGGGTATTGCGCTAGCGGCGTGACTCATGGTGTAGTGCCTACGTGCTCATCGGTGCCTGTCGGTAAGGCGCTAACGCACAGGGGACAAGGCCACCGGCCTCAATGACGAGCCGCCACCGGCACCGCCGGTAGCGATATAGATGGCCGTCCCCACCTCGATTAACGGTGTCATGACCAGAGCGAACGCCCGTCACACACAGTGATGGAACGCGGGCATGTACCGGTAGGTCTCAGGGGGTCGATCATCGCTCGGTCGACCGGTCGGTTCTGCGTCTCCACCGGGGACCGGCCGCCCCTGTCGTCGTGCCCGGTGGTCCCGTTCGGGGCCCTGCTGTGCACCCAGCTGCGGCCCCGCTGTCGCAGGCCGGGACCATCGGGCACGGCCCACCACACGATGCGACAGGAGATGTCCGTGACCGATGATCCCCCCGCGCCCACGCTGCCGTTGCTGGGCGAGGAACCCAAGCTGGTCAGACCCGACACCGACGACCTGCGCCTGTGGTCGGTCACCACGCTGATCGGCGCACTCGACAAGCCGGCACTCGTCTACTGGGCGGCGCTGGAGACGGCGAAGGCGGCTGTTGACAAGGTCTCCGTGTGGTCCTCGATCCTCGACTCGGACGGCCGGGACGAAGCGATCAACTACCTGAAGGGCGCCCGGTTCCGCCGGGGCCGGGGCGAACGGTCGGCCACCGAGCTGGGCACGGCCGTGCATCACGCCGCCGAGCAGAAGGTGTTGCACGGCGCGTACCCGCCGGACGTGGCCGCCGACCAGGAGCTGCGGCCCTTCCTCCACCAGTTCAACCAGTTCCTGCGGGACTTCGAGCCGCAGTACATCGCTGCCGAGGTGACGGTGTTCAACCCGACGTATGGGTATGCCGGCACGGCCGATGCCTTTGTGCGGATCGGTGACCAGTCGTTCATCCTCGACATCAAGACGAGCAGGGAGAGCGTCGACGGGCAGGGCAAGCCGAAGGTGCCTTACCCGGAGGCCGCGTTGCAGATGAGCGCCTACGCGAACGCCGAGTTGGCGGCCGTGTGGCGGGCCCGCCAGTCCGAGGTCTACAAGCGCCGGTACTACCTGCTGTCGAACACGGAGCGGGCGTTGGGTGTGCCCGTCCCCCCGGTCGACATGGGCCTGGTGCTCATGCTGTTCCCGGACCGGTACGCCTTGCATCCGGCGCGGGTCGACGCCGAGGTCTTCGAGTTCTTTCTCCACACGATCGAGTGCGCCCGGTGGGTCAACGACGTCTCGAAGGATGTCTTCGGGCCGGCGCTGATCCCCCCGAAGGCGTTCGTGGTCGACGACCCATTTGCCGGTTTGCCAAGCGAATGACAAGTCACGTCCCCGTCTACCTCTCCCGAGCCGCCCCGCCCCGACAACCCGGTTCGCTCCCAAACACCACCCTAACCCGACTGACCACCCCATCCCGGGGCCAGCCCCGAAGCGAGATCCCATGCTCATTGATGACCTGCTCGCCAAACACAAGGCCACGCTGCCATCCGAGTTCATCGTGACGATCGAAGCCCAGAACTTCCTCGACGCCATGCACGCCCAGTACCCCGGCGAGCTGGCCGAGTGGACACACGCCCACGCCCTCGACGTCGTCACCAACAACCTGCGGCGCATGCTGCTCGGTGATCGGCAGAAGGCCCGAGGGCGCCGCGGTCGGTTTCGTGACGCAACCGACCAGTTCGACCCGGCCGACGCCGAATCGGTGGATGTGTTCTCCCAACGATTCGTGATCGACCACGACAACATGTGGCGCCGCCTCGGTGAGATGACCGGGAAGGACCATCTGTTCGTGGCCGACCAGTACACGAAGACGGGCCGCCGGGCGCTCATGGAAGCCGCGTTCCATCGGGCCATCGCCAAACGCGTTGGGGATCGCCGCACCGATGAGGTGTTCGGCCCCGACGAACTGACCGAGCTACGGGTCACGTTCGTGAGCAGAACCGACGAAGCGGGATGACTTCCCCCGCCTGCGCTGGCCGGACCGAAACGACCTGCCGGGACTACACGACCCCCCCTCCTCATCGACTTCCCATTCCCACGCCAGACGTTCCCGCCCATGACGACGCCCCCGCCTCACCCGGCGCTTGCCTCGCCCCGACCGACTACGTCTCACCCACGCCACCCGCGTCCACTACGCCCCGCGCCTCGCCGACAGCCCGGGTCTCGCTCAGCTCGATCCTCTTCAGGTCTCCCCGACGGTCCTAACCAGGCCATCTCAAACCGGGCCGACTAGCCAACCCGGGCCGTTCCTTCACCCGCCGGGCCATTCCGACAAACCAATGCCCCCCGAACCAAATCCACCCCCGAAAGGAACCCACCATGGGTGTTCTCTCTGTCTTCGAGTCCTACCGTCACCGTGCCTACCCCTACACCTGGTCCGGCCAAATCACCGTTGAGTGCATCGCCGGGGGCATCCCCTCCGACCCCAAGGTCGCCGAAGGCTGGCTGAAAACGAAGCTCGCCGACAAGGACGACCTGATCCGTGACCTCGTCATGGAGGTGATGATTGAGCGGCGTGTCACCACCGACGAAGCCGTCGCCATCGTCGACGAGTCCAAGCACATCAACGGGTTCAAGCGTGACCCCGAGCGGGGCCTGTACTGGGAAGGCCGGTGCCTCAAGGCGGCCATGAAGGAAGCCGTCTCCATCGCCGTGAACGCCGGGCACCTGTCGGCGAAGAACGTGTGGGGCAAGCCGGACAGCAAGTCGTTCCTCAAGGGCGTGCGCAACTGGTGGCCCGAGCACGTGTTCATCCGTGAGGACCGGTTGTTCCTCGGCGTCACCGAGCCCACCGGGATCAGCCAGCGGTTCGTGCACGTCAACACGCCCCAAGGTAAGCGCTCAGCGATCCAGTGCGAAGAGTACGTCGAGAACGCCGTCATCGACTTCACCGTCGATTCTGACTACGACATCCCCGAAGACCAGTGGGCGATGATCTGGCTGACGGGTGAGCAGAACGGCGTGGGTTCATCCCGCTCGCAGGGCTTCGGGCGCTACTCGGTCACGAAGTGGGAGCGCCAGTGATCGTCGACATCCAACGCCGCATCCGTGAGGTGGGCCGCATCCGGTTGGGCTCGCAGGTCCCGTCCCGCAACGGGTCCCGCCCCAAAGCCCTCGACACATTCCGCCTCACGTCCCCTGACCGTGCGGTCATCGAAGCGGTGGCCGCCATCTACGGGGGCACCCCGCAGGAGTGGGACAACAACGGGTCCACGCAGTACGAGGTGTTCACCACGTCCCCCATGTTGCGCATCGCCCTACCGCCCAACCCTTCCGACTTGGGCTGGTCGCAGTTCTATGAGCAGTGGGCGAAGGGCTACTGCACCCGGCGCTGTAGCGGCGTCCACGACGAGATCCGCGAAGCCCCCTGTGACTGTGACCCGGACAACCGCACGTGCAAACCCACGTCCCGCCTGTCGGTGCTGTTGCCCGACGTGGCCGGGTTGGGGGTGTGGCGGTTGGAGTCGCACGGCTGGAACGCTGCGGTCGAACTGGCCGGCGCCATCCACCTGATCGAAGCGTTGGCGGGTGCGGCGGCGATCGTCCCGGCCCGTCTGCGAATCGACGCCCGCCAGCAGAAGCTGATCGTGAAGGGCAAGCCGGAGACACGTGACTTCATCGTGCCTGTCATCGACTTGGACGTGTCGATCACGGGCGTGCAGTCGCTGGCGGCCGGCACGGCGGCGCCCATCGAGGTGGACGGCGGCAACTGGGGTGCCGTCCCCCAACTCGACGCCCCCGTGGGCCTGACCGTCGAGTCGCAGCTCGCCGCCCTCGACGCCCCGAAGCCGCCGGCCAAGAAGCGGGCGAACGCTGCCGCTCCGATCCCGGCGACGAGGACAGCACCCCGCAAGGCCGCCGAGGTCGACGCTCAGGTGTGTTCCAAGTGCGGCAAGGCGTACGGGGCGGAGCCGCTCAAGAAGAACCCGGAGCCCGGTGGCAGCCGGTTCATCCACGCCCACTGTCCCGGTACGGAACCAGCCAGCCAGCCAGCGGGCGATGTGGTCGGGGACGGGGGCACGTCTAGCAGTCAGCGCTCGACTGCCAAACCCCCCGTCTCCGGCCGTGCCATGACCGGGGCCCAGCACGCCAAGGTCATGGCCGTCTCAGCGAAGGCGTTCCCTGCCGGCGAGCGTCGGGGACCCGAAGCCGATGCGTGGCGGCGACGTTGCACGTTGACCCTGTGCGAGATGTTGGGCATCCCCGGTCTCACGTCCCGGGCGGAGTTGAACTCGCAGCAGGCGTCCACGCTGATCGATGCCCTCGTGCAGATCGAAGCCGGGGCGTGGTCGTGGGAAGTCGACGACGACGAGACGTGCAAGCTCGTCGACGTCGCCGAGGGCGAAGTGCTGGGCACCGAACCGCTGCGGGTGGACGACCGGTGAGTTTCTCCCAGTTGACCAACTGGCGCACGGCCCGCCTCGACGACGTGAAGGTGTGGTTGGCCGAAACCGACGACGTCGACCAGGTGGCGTTGGCGTCCACGTTGCTGGCGAAGATCCGTCCGTCCACGAACCAGCACCGCCCCACCCCGCTGGCGGTCCTCGACATCGACGAGTCGATGCGGCGTGCCGAACGCCGGCTGGGTGAACTGGTACGGGCCGGGCAAGCCGCCGGGACGATCAACCGGACCCGCAGCGGTCCGGGCCGGTCGTCCCGTGAGATCACCGACCGGCACCGCTTGCACTGGGGCTACGTCATGTTCGACGGGGTGAGCGACGAGCAGTTCGATGCGGCCATCAACGAGGGCCGCCGGCAGGGCTCGTTGCAACGCAAGCTGCTCGAAGAGATCCTGCACCCCATTCAGGTGGCGCACCGCCGGGAAACCCGTAAGGGCCACGAACGCACGTGGATGCCGCTCACCGAACGGCTCGACCAGATCCGCCGGCTGGCGAACACTGGGCACCGCTCCAACCAGATCGCCCAGATGTTGGGCATCTCCGGGGACCACGTGCGCCGGTTGGCGAAGACCCACGACATCCGCCTCCCCGAAGGCCGCACCGGTAGCCGCACGATCAACGCCGACCGGGTCATGGCCGAATCGACCTCGACGCTCGAAGGCGTCGCCATGGCGATCGGGCTCATCGACACCGACGAACTCGACCCCGGACGTGTCCCCGAGTGGGCGGCGTCGCTCAAAGACTCGATCCGAACCCTGCAACACCTGCACAAGGAGATGACCCGATGACCGAACCCGAACCGTCCACGTCCCCCCCGAAGGGCCGGATCAAACGAGAGGCCGCCCTGCGGTGGGTGCCGCTCAACTTGATGCGAGTCTCGTCGCTCGCTCAGCGCAACATCAACGAGAACCGGGTCGAGCACCTGCGGGTCAACTTCGACCCCGAAGACTTGGGCAACCTGACGGTCAGCCTGCGAGACAACCTGTATTGGATCATCGACGGCCAGCACCGGGTCGAAGCGATGCGGCAACTCGGCTGGGGTGACCAGTCGATCCAGTGCTGGGTCTACGAGGGCTTGACCGAAGAGGAAGAGGCCGACAAGTTCCTATCCCTCAACGACAGCCTGTTGGTGCCGGCGCTCCCCAAGTTCAAGGTGGGCGTCACCGCCGGCCGGTCCGACGAGGTCGCCGTCGACGAGATCGTGCGCTCGCTCGACCTCGTGGTCAGCCGGGACAAGATTCCCGGGGCCATCCAAGCCGTGGGCACCCTGTTGCGCATCTACCGCCGGGCCGGTGGTGGACCGCTGCGGCGCACCCTGTTGATGATCCGGGAAGCGTACGGCGACGAAGGCTTCGAGGCGCCCGTCATCGACGGGTTGGGTCTGCTCGTGGACCGCTACAACGGTCAGCTCGACGACGAGGCCGCCACCCAAGCGCTACGCAACGCCCACGGCGGCGTCGCCGGGCTACTCAACCGGGCGGAGCATCTGCGCCGGTCGACGGGCAACGCCAAAGGCCACTGTGTGGCCGCTGCCGCCGTCGACATCTTGAACCGGTCGAGCAGTCGCACGAAGAAGCTGCCGTCGTGGTGGCAGGCACCGAAACCCAAAGCCAAGGTCGTCTCCAAGTCGGCCCCTGCTAAGGCCGACGCATGAGCCCGCAGGTGATGGGTGTCGACCTGTCGCTCAACAACACCGGGATCGCCCACGCCGACGGGTCCGTCGAAGTGTTCACGCCCCGCTACAACAACTCGACGAACGCCGGCATGGACCGGCTCTGCGAGATCCGGGACCACATCGCCAAAGCCACCTTCGCCGCCCTCGACCTCGTTGTCATCGAAGGGCTGGCGTTCGATGCGCACGACACCTACCGGTGGGGGGCGCAGCTGGCGGGCATCGTCCGGGCCGCCCTGTACGACCTCGGTGTCCCGTTCATCCTGTGCCCGCCCGGCACGCTCAAGAAGTACGCCACCAACAACGGCAAGGCCGGCAAAGACCAGGTGACCAACGCCGCCCAGAAACGCTTGGGGTACGACGGCTACCAGAACGACGAGGCCGACGCCCTGTGGCTGCGAGCCATCGGCCTCGCCCTCTGCGACGCACCCGCCGTCGAGATGCCGAAGGTGCACGACGACGCCCTGCGCCTACTCCGCCAGCAGCGACCCATCCAACGGCCGTCATGAGCGGCCAGTCGCTGTTCCCCGACGACTACCCGCCCAAACAGGTGGTGCCCAAAGTGAAACGCACGTGCTGCGAGGACATCACCGACCCGCCCGGTGACGTCGACGACTTCACGTGGCGCATGACCCACGCGTTCGGCCACACCCGTTCAACGGTCGGTGTCAACACACTCGCCGAACTCGCCGGCTCAACCTCGAAGGTCGCTCAGGCCGCTCTGGTGGAAGCGGAAGAGATCGGCTGGCTGCGCCGGGTCGTGCCCGAAGCGTACGAGAAGAACCCGCCGGCCCTCTGGTTGGGCCGCCTCTCGCAAAGGAGCTGACCGTGGACTTGAACGAACGCACCGCACTGGAGGACCTCGTCGACCGGATCAGGCTGTTGCGGTCCCTCGTCGAGTCGATGGCCATGGGGTTGACGGTCGACGAGATGCCCGACGAAGAGGCCGACCTGCTCAACGAGATCTTGGACTCGATATGAACGCCGTCGACGATGACCGCCTCGCCGAACTGATCGCCGAAGGCTTGTACTACCGGTCGGTGGCCACGTTCGAAGAGGCCCCGATGTGGCCGGACGTGTGGGGCGAGACCCGCAGCCACTGGCGGGAGATCGCCCGGGTAGCGGTGGATGCTGTCAGGACAGCGGACGGCGCCACGACGTGAACGACCGCCAGCGCATCCGACTGGCCCAGATCGCCGCTGAACGCCTCACGCTGCTCGCCACCGCCCTCGACACGATCGTGGCCGGCGACACCGTCATGGGGCGCCTGCGGGACCAGCAAGGGCCGCTGAGGGCCCGCAGTTTCGAACCGGGCGGCAACGGCCACCGCCACGACGCCACCTTCGCCGGGGCCATCCACACCGACCGGGCCGTGGCCGACGAAGCCGACTTGGACCGCAAGCTCAAGTTGATCGCCCGGGAAGTGCGGGGCTGTTGGGAGATCGTCGGCCGCTACCCGGCCCCCCATCGGGCCACGGCCATCGACCGGCGTTCCCTCATCAAAGAGAACACGAAGGACCCGTGCTGCGAATCGTGTGCCCGCATCACCGGCCCCGACGGTGGCACCCGGTGGGAACCGGTGCGGCCCGCTTCGCTGCGGCCCTCCACCGTCGGCGAACGGTTGGACACCCCGATGTGGCTGTGCACTTGGTGCTACTCGACGACGAGGCGCTGGGGGCGCCTGCCCACACCGAAAGAACTGGAACGCCACCATCGGGGCTCGATCGTCCCGTGGCCCCTAGATGTACCGAGGCCCACATGAAGGTCGGTTCACTTTGCAGTGGCTACGGCGGGCTGGACTTAGCCCTCGGAATGGTCCTCGACGTCGACACGGTCTGGCATGTCGAAGCCGACCCGCACGCCTCGACCGTGCTAACCCACCACTGGCCCGACGTCCCCAACCACGGGGACCTCACCGCCATCGACTGGGACACCGTCGAACCAATCGAAATCGTCACCGCCGGGTTCCCGTGCCAGCCCATCTCAACGGCCGGTCGAAGGAAGGTCACCAACGATGCCCGCTGGCTCTGGCCCCACATCGCCGACGCCGTTCGCGTTCTACGACCCCGAATCGTCGTGCTGGAAAATGTCGCAGGGCTCCTTACTCCCTGGCGGGACGGACGCTGGTGGCGCCCGGCACCCATCGAAGAGGTCGCTGCCGATCTGGTCTCGCTCGGGTACGTGGGATCTTGGCGCTGCCTACGAGCGTCCGACGTCGGTGCCCCCCACCGACGAGAACGAGTCTTCATCGTTGCGGCCGACGCCGACGTCAAGGGACTGGAAGGACGGGGTGCCGACCGAAGCGGTCCCCGACAACTCGCTGTTGGGTCGGGTCGTTTGGAACCTGTTGCCGACACCGACGGCCGTTCAGAGCCGCAACCGCACCTCCGGTCGCACCAACCCCGACTCAAGACACCACGACGGGATGACGTTGGAGGATTGGGTGGTGCTACTGCCCACCCCCCGGGTGGCAGCCGGCAGGACGAGCAGGTCGGCGGCGACGAAACGGGACAGTCGGTCGGCGCCGTCGATCGAGCAGGCGCTCGAGATCGCCGAGGGGAGATTGCCGAGGGAGTTCTCGAGCTGGAACGAACTGCCGGCGTCCTGGCATGGGGACCGTACGCCGCCGCCATCGAACGATGGGAACGACTGACCCGACCCGCACCGGCACCGACCGATGACCGGGGCCGGCTCAACCCGGAGTTCTCCGAGTGGATGATGGGCCTGCCCGCCGGGTGGGTGACCGACGTCGGGATCTCCCGCACCGCCCAGCTGCGGTGCATCGGCAACGGCGTATGCCCGCAGCAAGGCGCCGCCGCGCTTCGACTGGAACAGAGGCCCACATGAACGCTGATCCCCTCGACGTGGTCCGTGACGCCCTGCTCGCCGCCGGGTGTGACCCGAAGGGCGGTCAGCGCATCACCGCCAAATGCCCGGCGCACGACGACTCCAACCCGAGCCTGTCGGTAGCCCGGGGTACTCAACAGCCCGTGGTGTTTCGCTGCCACGCCGGCTGTGACCCCGACGCCGTCCTGCGAGCCCTCAGGTTGGACTGGGCCGACCTGTTGGAGGATGAGAACACCACCAACGGCTACACGCCCGCCAAGGAGATCGTGGCCACCTACACCTACACCGACGAGACGGGCACGCCGCTGTTCGAGGTCGTGCGGTTCGCACCGAAAGACTTCCGTCAACGGCTGCCCAACGGCACGTGGGGTGTCGGGAACGTGCGGCGGGTCCCGTTCCGGTTGCCCGCTGTCGTAAGGGCTGCGCAAGCAGGTACCACCATCTATGTGTGCGAGGGGGAGAAGGACGTCCTCGCCATCGAACGAGCCGGAGCAGTCGCCACCACCAACCCCGGCGGTGCCGGCAAATGGCGAGACGAGTACGACCCGTTCTTCGTGGGCGCCAACGTCATCGTGGTCGCCGACGACGACGAACCCGGTCACCGTCACGCCGCCGACGTCGCCCGCCACCTCCGACAGGTAGCCAACGCCACCCTGGTGGTGGTGCCCGTCGAAGGATCGAAGGATGTCGCCGACCATCTCGGCCGGGGCCGCACGCTCGACGACCTGCAACTGTTCCAGCCCGAGCACATCAACCACGACACCCCCAATCCCGGGGACGCAGACGAGCCGTGGGAGGAACCCATCCCGATCGGCTACGGCGGCAAAGTGCCCGTGTTCCCCGTGCAACGCCTGCCGCTGTGGTTGCAGGACTACGTGATGGCCATGTCGAGGGCGCTACAAGTCCCGATCGACCTGCCCGCCATGATGGTGCTCTCCGTGCTGGCCGCCGCCGCCGGGGGTCGGTGCATCGTCGAGATCCGCCAAGGCTGGCGGGAACCGCTCAACCTCTACACCGCGGTCGCCATGGCGTCGGGCACGAGGAAGACGCCCGTGTTCCAGCGGATCATCAAACCGTTGGAGTTGGCCGAACGCGAAGCCGTCGACAAGGCCCTGCCCGAAGTGGCCGAAGCGAAAGCCCGGCACAAAGCGGCGAGAGCCAAAGCCGACAAGGCCATGGACGACATCGCCCGAGCCAAAACGGAGGCCGAAGAGGAAGCGGTCCACTACGCCAGCCAGATGGCGCTGCTGGCCGAAGCGATCGTGGTCCCGTCGATCCCCCGCATCTTGGCCGACGACGCCACCCCCGAAGCGCTCGCCAGCTTGATGTGCGAACAGGACGGCCGGTTGGCCATGTTCTCCGATGAGGGCGAAGTGTTCTCCATGATGTCGGGCCGCTACTCCACGAGCGGGCCGAACCTCGCCATCTACTTGAAGTCCCACGTCGGCAGCCCCGTGCGGGTCGACCGCAAAGGCCGGGACCCCGAGTACATCGAGCACCCGGCGTTGACGTTGGGCCTCACCATCCAACCGTCGATGCTGGCCGGCATCGCCGGGATCGACGGGGCGAGAGGCCGGGGGTTGTTGGGCCGGTTCCTGTGGTCGATCCCGCAGACCAACGTCGGGGAACGAGACACCGAGGTCGAACCCATCGCCGACGAGATCGAAGAGACCTACATCGACGAGATGCAGATCCTCGTGCGGAGCTTGGCCGACTGGAAGGACCCGGCCGTGCTGGTGTTCACCCCCGAAGCCGACCGGGCGCTGCTGGCGTTCCAGAAGGAACTCGAACCTCGGCTGCGGGCATCGGGTGGGGACCTCGGCCACATGGCGGACTGGGCGTCGAAGCTCGTGGGCACCGTGGCCCGCATCGCCGGCCTGTTGCACCTGGCCGACAACGTGCGCTCGGGCTGGCAGCGGCCCGTGCAGCTCGGGATGGTGGCCGACGCCATCCGCATCGGCCGTCACCTCATCGAGCATGCGAAGGTGGCGTACGAGGCGATGATGATGGGCCCGGTGGTGAACGACGCCGAGGTGCTGTTGCGGTGGATGGAAGGCAGGTCGTCGTTCACGCAACGGGAGGCGTACCGGTCGAACACGTACCGGTGGCCGCACGCGGCCGATGTGGTGGCCCCGTTGCAGTTGTTGGAGGACCACGATTACATCCGCAGGATCGACCCCCCGGCGACTGCGAAGCGTGGCCGTCCCCGGTCTCAGCGGTTCGCCGTGAACCCCCTCGCCCAAAAATGAAAGTATCTATGCCAATGGAAAAGTTACGCCAGAACGCGAAATTGGTCGAACACCGGTTCCCACCGTTTCGAGTATTGGCGTAACAAATCCATTGGCATAGACGTTTCCGTTCTGAAAACCCCGATTCGGCCGGCCCCCACCCACCGTGACCGAATCGGACCCGAAAACGCGAACGAGGGGCCCTCTCGACCAGGCCCCGAACGCCTAGTTGAGAGAAGCCCCTCAGCCCGATTACCTACCAGCGAGCAAAGGTACCAGCCCCGAACGGTGGTACCCCCGCTTCACGTGGATCTTGTTGGCCCTACCGGACGCACCCGCTCCGGCCTTCGGCCAAGCACTCGACGTACACCTTGGCGTCCGCCTTGGACTGGTCGCGGTAGGCGTTGGCCCCGAACAGGGACAGGCCCAGCATCACGACTAGGGCGCACACCCCGAAGACGGCGAGCTTGAACCAGTCGGGGGCCTTGTTGGTATCGGTGGTTTCGGGCATGCACCACCATCGGTTCGAACCCTCGCAGACTTGAAGGGTTACCCCCGGTAGCATCGGGACCACACCGGAGGTGCCCCCCATGCGAGAACTGACCTGGTTCCCCCTGCTGGAGAGCTACCCGAAGACGTCGGGCTACGGCAGCAGGGTCGACCCCATCACCGGGGCGACCGGCTCGTTCCACGGCGGTGTCGACTACGGGGCACCGTGGGGCGTCCCGCTCATCGCCCCCTTCGACGGCCTCGTCACGACTGGCTACGAGAGCGGGGCCGGCAACTGGCTGTGGGTCGACAGTGGCGGCGACCGCTTCAAGTCGTTTCACCACGACAGCTTCGCCGTCGGCTCGGGCACGTGGGTGGCGGCGGGCACGACCATCGCCTACATCGACTCGACGGGGTCCAGCACCGGCTCCCACGCCCACCTTGAGCTGTGGGAGAACGGCACCCGCATCGACCCGACTGGCTACTTGGACAGGGCGCCGCTACTGCACCACACGCCCGGAACTGGAGATGACGAGATGACCGACGACGACTGGAACCAGATGAGGATGATCATCTCCAACGCGCTGGTATCCAAGTTCGCTACCCACTCGACGCCCAACGTGCTGTTCACCGACTCCAACGGGCAGTTCACTGTCGTGTTGGTGAACGGTCAGCCGCACAAGCTGGGCTTCAGCGAACCCGCCGAGGTGACCCTCGCCCAGCGGGCCGGTTGGGTCGCCCCGCAGAAGCCGATGAACCCGCCGGCCGCCTGCCCGACCGCGTTCGACGTGGCCGACCTGACACCCGACGAGCGGCGTGTCCTCGATGACTACCCGTGGGTGTGACCGCCCCGGAAAACGCGACCAACCCACCGGAGTCCTGAAGCGTGACTGAGGGCGACGAGGGACTGAGCGTCTTCGACCGGCCCATCCCCACCGCCGTCCTCCAACTCGTCGGCCTCACCTGCCTGCTCGTCGCCACCGCCGTCCTCTACGACGGCTGGTACGTCATCGGCGTACTGGGCTTGGCGCTCACGTTCGGGCGCACCGAAGACATCCACGACGCCCTCGTGCTGTTGCGCCAGATCGCCCACCACCGCCGGCAACGCCCCGACTAGACTGAACACTCCCCCCCCGCCCCGGCACCTTCCCACCCTCTCCGGGGCATCGCACCACCCGGCAACCGTCGCCCCGGACGCCACACTCCGGGGCGACGGCCCGCGTGTGGGGCTAGTGTCGAGCCACATGGACCCGAACCCATGCGAGCAGTAGATGAAAGCCGACCCGATCCTCATGGTCACCGGACATCGGCGGCTCAACCACCGAGAGGCCGTACTCGTTGCCCTCGGGCGAGTGCTTGAGGTCGTGAAACCCGTCCTCGCCATCGCCGGGGGCGCCAACGGGACCGACGACCTCTTCGCTGGAGCGGCCATCCGGGCCCAGATCCCGCTGTGGCTGATCTACCCGAACATCTGGTACCGCCGCCGGTACCGGATATCGGACCGTCACCCTGTCCATGCCCTGCGCATCACCTACGCCGTCGAGCGCCCCATGGTCTGCCCCAACTGGCGGGCGCGGTGGAACGACGAACGCTGGTGGCTCGACAACTTCGTGCGCAACGGAGAGATGGTCGGCCGGTCCAACGTCGCCGCCGTGGTCTCCGACCGCTCACCCCGAGAGCTGCTCGAAGCGGACACGGGCGGCACCGCCCAGTGCGTGAAGGCTCTTAGAGAAGGCGGCCACGAGAAGGTCCTGTGGGTGCCGGATGAGCCCGAGGCGAAAGTGCGTCCGACGAGGCTGGTGCCATGAAGGTCATGCTCGTGTGGATACTGCTGGGCCTCGTCACGTTGTTCATCGCCAACGTGATCCTCGGCCTCGTGCAGAACGCCCACCACCGTCGGCTCATGACCCCGTCGCCACCCGTCAACGTGCGCCTCGTGACCCGCCACGGCGTCGAGATCCCCGTGCAATGCGTTTACGTGGGCCGCTTCGACGGTGTTCATCGTTGGGAAGTGATCCGCCCCGACGGGATCGCCGAACCCTCCGAGGTGGCGGCCGTCAACGTCGAGGCGTTGCCGACGAAGACCGCGATCGCCATGTTCCGCCACGACGCAAGGGACGACCGGTGAACATCGACGAGATCTTCGACGTCGGCCACCAGGCGACGTTGGAACCCGGCGACTACGTGCCCGGCGCCGGCCGGTGCATCAAATGCGGGTACTCGGCGACCATCGGCTCGTGGTGCGACACCCACCACCCGTCGGTCCCTGACCTGCCGGTGCATGTGGACAGCCGGGATCGGTGCCTGCGCTGCGGGCGTCCCCTCACCGACGGGGTCGAACGCTCGACCGGGGTGTGTCACCGCTGCCGCGACTGGTTCCTCGGGGGCTTCGATGACTGACCTGCCCCGTTGCGCCATGGAGCTGGCGTTCACCGTCGAGGGCGGCCTCGTCTACCGGCCCGTCGAGGCACCGCCGTGTGGGGCCCGGCTCGACATCGACACCCGGGGCGTGCACCTTGTCTGTGACCGCATGGTCGGCCACCAGGACGAGGAACGCGAAGACTGGTCGAAGCACCGGGCTGTCATCGACGCCGAGTTGGGTTACGCCCTGCTCTGGTGTGAGGACGACTGTGCGCACCGCTGTCAGAGCTGGCTCGCCAACGAAGTGACGACACTCAAACGGGCAATCGAAGGGGGATGTGGCGATGGGTGACGTGGACCCCACCGGGGACCGGACGTGGCGGGACGATGCCTACGAGGCGCTCAACGCGGACTTGGCGCGTGAACGCTTCGCCCGCCGGGCCATCGACCAGGCGCTACTCGACGCCGTCAACGAACGGGACCGGCTGCGGGACGATCTGGCCGTCGAGCGACAGAACGCCAAAGTCTTGCAGGGGTACTTCGACCAGGCGATCGAGAAGGCCATCACCGCCGAGGCCGAGCGGGACCGGCTGCGGGCGGTCGTGGATGCAATGACGCTCCGCATCCGTCAGCTACAACATGTCGACGCGCTCCTCGGCACCGGCGATGACGAGGACGAGGAGGATGTGTTCCGCGGGTGGTGGGCGGCTGCCGTCAGGGCACTGATCGAACTTGACGTAAGCCCGACTATCGGCAGGCAAGCCGATGAATGAGCTATCGCTGGCTCGGTCCGTTCGCCGGATTGCCCACCGCCACGAGTGGCTGCCAGCCGTCGACTTGCACGAGGTGGTCGACGTCATCCGCCAGGACGACAACGACGCGTCGGACAACGCGCTGCGCACGCTGATCCACGTTCGCCACCGCGACGCCATGACGGTGGCGATGCACGCCCTCGCCCCACGGGTGCGTGCCAAGGTCCGCGACAACGACCACGAGTACGTACAGAACGTCTACGGCGACCTAGCAATGGTCCTCGCCGAAGGCCCCCATGATGGTGAACACCTTGCCCGACGGCTCGTTGGCCGAGCGCACAAGCGCACCTACGCGTCGGTCCGCAGGGTCACGCGCAAGGGTGCCAGCGGGCAGGTGCTTGTCATCCCGGTAGCCGATATCAGGCGCGAGGTCAGCCAACCGGCCGACGTCGATGACTCGCCCCTGAACGATTCGCCGCTGAGCGAGCGGGATCGCGTGCTCATCGAGGCGACACGCGTCCGCGGGCTGCCACTGAAGGACGTGGCGCTCTTGCTCGGGATGACCTATGAGCAGGCGAAGAAGCGCCGGCAGCGGGCTGAAGCCGAGTGGTACGTCTGGCGACGAAAGAGGGGTTCACCGTGAGCAACGATGAAGCCGTGTTCGACCGACTTGACGTAACACCGGATACCGGCGACCGATACGTCACGCCGGAAGAGATGGGCAACCCCGATTGGTACGCCCACCCGGAGAGCCCCAATACCGGCGGCGACCAGTGACCCGCCCCGCTCCCGTCACCGGCGACCACGTCACCGTGTCCGGCGTCGACTACCACGTCGCCCACCATCTGCTCGTGCAAAGCGAAGCCGAACCCGGTGTCATCCACCTGCACCTCGTGCTGCGACCTACCAACCCCGAACCCGCGGAGGACCCCGATGGCCACTAGAGGACGGCCCACCCAAGCCCAACGCTTGGGCTTCGACGTCGACCTGACCGAACAACCCGGGGGCACATGGCGGGCCGTCGTCAAAGACGACGGAGGTGTCGTCGTGTTCGACCGGGACGGCTACGCCAGTCAGGACTCGGCCCGCAAGAGCGTCGGCGTGTGGGTGCGCAAGAACTACGCCGACCAGTTGGCGCCCGGCGACACCTACCGGACTAGACCCGTCCCGCCGCCGGTCCTCGGCCACCAGTTGGTCGTCGCCGACCTGGCCGCCGAGATGGAGATGAAAGCCGACGACCAGGACGCCACCGCCGTCGGCCTACGCCAACAAGCCGACCGGCTCGAAGCCGAAGCGAAACGCCTGCGGTCCGCCGCCGACGTCCTGCGAGGCCCCGATGGCGACCGCTAAGAAACACGTCCCGTCCGAGTACGACGACCCGTTCCTGTTCTGCCGCAGCTTCGGCCACACGTGGCGCCTCGGTGAACGAGAGTCGGAGGGCACCGTGCTCGTGCGCTTCGTGCTGCTGTGCGAGGTGTGCAAGGCGAGACGCATCGACGTCATCAACCGCCGCAACGGGTTGGCCATCAACCGCCGCTACGAATACCAGGACGGGTACCAGGCCTCCCGGGGTGAAGGCTTGAAGCGGGTCACGTACCGGGTCGAGCTGATACGACGGTTGGACCCGTGAAGAACGACACCATCCACCCGATCGGCGACCGCATCCTCGCCGTCGGGCCCAGACAGTGGCCGGCCGAGATCTTCATCGAGACCATCGACCACGGCATCGGACTCGGCGAACCCATGTGGTACCACCGCCGCCAAGCCCGAGTGTGGTTTGAGTCCGGTTGGGGCGTCAGCATCATCTGGGGCTCGGGCGCCTACGGCAGCAACCACGACAAGTGGACCGAGACCATCAACGAAGAACCCACCGCCGTCGAATGTGGGATCACCGACGACAACGGCCTGCTCGGTCACCGGGTGGCCGGCTACATGAACGCCGACGACGTCAACGACCTGCTGACCGAAGTGTCCCGTTGGCCGACCCAAATCATCATGACCCTGCCGGCGCACTTGGAAGACAGGTTCGGGTGATGACGCTGCTCCCCGACACCGACCGCCATCGGTACCGGGTTGAGAGCAGGACGGTGGTCCCCTCGGAGTCCGCGCTCCGAGGGGGCCGCCACCAGGGTGGGGTATGACCCCCTACCCGTGACCGTGGGGTATGACCCCCTGGGGTATAACCCCTTCCTTGCCCACCCGGGAAGGCACCCCCCGGGGTAGGTTTCCTGCCGGCACCGGCCCCATCCCATGCGGCCCCCGGTACACACGGAACGGCCCCCTGTAGGCGTACACGAGGCTGGCGCCGGGAGTCGTGGGGTCGGTGCCACCACGACCCCCACACGGGCCCGTGAAGGGCGCTCACACGCCGGGGCCGACCAGTTCCGCCCACGACCCCTCGAAGGTGGCCAACGCCGCCGCCAAGTCCGCTTGGCGCACGGGATTGTCCTGATCGCCCATCCACTCCGACATGGCCCGCACCAGGGCGTCCCACGCCCCGCACATCGTCTCGATCGGTTCGACCAGTTCACCGATGGGTTCGGCGGCCATCTCGGCCAAACCCAACTGGGCACACCATCGCAGACGGGACATGGCCAGAGCCGTGGGCGCGGGTGTGTGCGGCAGATCATCGGGCATCGGGAACGCTCCTTGCGGGACGGGCAGGTAGGTGAGCGTTGGCTACCACGGCGAAGCATGCCGAAGTGCGATGAACCCGAAATTTCCCCGGGATTTGGACGTTCTAGAAATTTCCCCGGGATTTAGCCCCTCTAGAGCGTCGAGCGGGCTGGCGCCCGCTTGTTGCCGCACGGTGCTTGTCCATACCCGGACGGGTTAGGTCGAACGGACCAGGTTTCGGGCTGGTCGGGCTGGCGACCAGGTTCGAACGGGCGTAGAACGGCTGAATCACGTCGAGCACGGGGCCCACGACGGGCGTACCTGGTCGAACGGGGCTGTCGGGCGTGCTGTCGGGCGTGCTGGTCGACGTCGAGCACGTCGTCGAGCACGGGCGTCGACCAGGTCCACGACGGGCGTACGGGGCTGTCGGGCTGGTCGTTGGGCTGTCGACCAGTCCACGGGCGTACGGGCGCGTCGAACGGGGCCCACAACGGGCGTACGTCGAGCACGTCGAGCACGGGGCCCCACGACGGGGCCGCGGGCTGGTGGGCCCCGACGTCGTCGAGCACGGGCGTCGAGCACGTCGAGCACGCGACAGCACGGGGCCGACGAACAGCCCCGTCGAGACGATCAACGGGGCTGGTCGGGCTGGTGGGCCCCGTAACGGGGCTGGTGGGCCCCGACGGGGCTGGTAGGACAGCACGGGCGTGCTCAGACGACGTACACGCGTCGGGCGTGCTGGTAGACCAGCTGGTCGGCCGACACGTCGAGCACGTCTCCCGTCGTGTCGTCGACCAGGATGATTCCGAACGGGGCCGACGTGCTCGCGTCGACCTGGTCGGGCGTAGCTGGTCCGATAGGCGCGGCAGTATCCGCGTCGAACAACGTCGGGCTGTCGTCGGGCGTGCTGGTATCGCTCATGAGAACGTCTCCGTTCGATAGGTCGGGCTGTCGGGCGTACCTGGTCGGACGCTCATTCAGCACGTGCCGGCCCCGACACGTAGACAGCCCCGCGGACGAATCCACGGGGCTGTTTCGCTTCACCAGGTTGGGCGGGCTGTCCCTAGCCCAGTAGATCCGCTAGCACGGGCGGCACGTCGAGACCACGCTCGCGCTTCACCTCGACGTAACGGTTCCACGCGTCGAGCACGGACGGACGGAACGAACGACGGTCCTGTTCGTAGTCCAGTGCCAGCTGCTCGAAGTAACGCTGGAACTCGTGACCATGGTCCGTCGTGAAACCGTCGGCCCTAAGGTCGGCCCTACCGTCGATCTGGCCCCACGCATACCACAGGGCCGACGTGGCGAGGATTTGAACAGCCGTGCTGGTCGGGCTGGTCACGACGGGGCTGTCCTGGTCGACGACGTCCATAGCCTCAGACGCAAGTTCAGCTTCCACGACACGACGGTATTCGGGCGTAGCGTCATCGATGCAGGACAGACTGGCCAGTATCGTCCCGTCGGCCCCGTAGCACGTGCACGTCTCGCACGTCGTGGGCCCGCCGTCGGCGTAGCAGTCGTATTCGGACTGATGGTCCGTCACGTGCCAGTCGTCCGACCAGTCGAACGTGACGCCCGACGAACGGGCCCACTGTTCAGCGTTCACCAGGTCGGTCGCGCAACGGGCGCGTGCCTGGTCGTCCGACTCGTCGGGCTGTCGGGCGTAGCCCGCGTGCTGCTCGAAGAATGCTGTCGGGCTGGTCGTATCGTTCGTGCTCATTGTGTTCTCCGTTCGGGGGAAGGGTAGGTCGGGGCTGGTTCAGCGGACGATACGAAGCACGTTCGCGGGGATGAGTCGCAACGTGCGCCCCGACCGATCCATTTTCACGTGCACGTACTTACGCCCGATGGTCACGACGACTCCGAAACGGTCGCCGAACATCCACGCGTCCGTAGTCGGGTGAAGTTCGACGCGGTCGTCGATCGAAACAGTTTCGCCACTATCGATGGTGTTGTTCATGGTGCTGTTCTCCCGGTTCGGGCTAGGAAACGTCTCTGGCATCCCCAAAGCCCCGTACCAGGAAGGTACGGGGCTGATAGGACGATGGGGGAAGGTCGGGCTAGTCGTCGGCGGGCTGGTACGTCTCGACGTACTGGTCGAACAACGTGACCAGGTACGTGTCGTCGTGCAACGTCGTCTCCGACGGGACAGCCCACGAATCCGAGAACACGACGGGGCCGGTCCGTTCGAACGTCCCGTACTGGTCCCGTTCGATCGGGGCCGACAGCCGAACCGTGGGCCCGCCGTAGGTCAAAAGCACGTCGAGCACGGTACGGGACGACACTTCAAGGGCGTAGTTCCAGATAGCTTGCTGCGAGGATTCGAGCACGTCGTCGACGTCGACGCCCACGGATTCCAGCGCGGCCACGTCGTCGGCCGACGGGGTAGCGGATTCGTGCAACGACTCGAACGGGCACCGACCCGACGGGGCGGGGGTCCATTCGGTCCCGATGCTGTCGTCCCATGACAGTCCGCACGTGCCGCACGTAGCGACATCAGCGGGCGCACGATCAGCCGGGCCGATCCACGGGCGTACCGTGAATTCAGCCGGGACGTGCCACGGACGAACGGTGCACGACTCGTCGCACGACTCGACGTGCTGCCACGTCCCGTACGAATCCGCGGTGACCAGCTGGTCACAGTGGCGGCACTTGATATCGCGGTCGGCGTGCTCGAATCCGCTGGTCGCGTCGAACAGCAACTGAAGCGTGTCTTCGTGCGACTTGATGCTGTCGCTCATCGGGTGCTCGTGAGACTGCATATCGGGGGACTCCGTTCGGGGGAAGGTCAGTAGGTCGGGGCTGGTCGGGCTAGTCGTCGAGCAGGCTACGGGCGTCGTTCCAGTCGAGCACGACGACGCACGTATCGTCGGGCGTACTGGCAACCGTCAACGGGCGCAACCCGCGGTTCACCAGCTGGTCACGGATCGATGCTGTTGGCATCCCGTGCATATCCTGCTCGACCAGGACAACCGACAGCCCGACGTCGTCGAGCAGGTCCGTCGCCAGTCGGATCGTGTCCGACTCGGACAGCCGGCTGTCCTCGACCAGCGTTAACAGCAACTGTCGCTTGACCTGGTCGACGTCGTCGGCCCGAACGTCGTCCCCACGGAACACGTTGTGATGCTCGAACAGTTCGTGCATCACGTCGTCGACCAGCGTCGACGGGACGTCGTAGCAGTTGGTCAACGTCTCCCGAAGATCGGCCGACTCCCGTTCGGACAGATCGGAGTCGTCGAGCACGGGATAGTCGCTCAGAGCACGTTCCATTTGCTCGCACGCGTAGCAGATAGCGTCCGTCAACGGGACCAGGATCGACTCCCCGCCCCAGTAGCCCCGATACGTCTCGCACACGCGGTCGTCGATGGCTTGCAACTCCCGTAGCGCTACCTGGTAGTTCGAGACGTCGAGCACGTCCGACTCCCGGTACTGCTCGACGAACGGGACGATCCCAGTCCCGTTCGGTCGGTCGTATCCCATGATGCTGTCGGCATGGTCTCTGAGAATTCGGGCGTAATCGTGCATGATGCTGTTCTCCAGTAGTTCGGGGCTGGTAGGTCGGGGCTGTCGGGCTAGCGGGCGCACACAACGTCGAGCACGTCGACGACGTCGAGCAGAATGCTTTGAGCGGGACTGATCGGCCGATACGGGACCCCGTGAAACGACGGGGCCGACAGCACGGGACGACGGACGGGTCCGCCTTCATCAAGCTCGATACGTCGATAGGCCGCGTCGAATCCGTCGATCAGTCGGGCGTACGTGCTGGTCGCGTTCATCGGGCGTACCCCGCGGCGATACGACGGGACGCGGCGTCGATGGCCAGTCGGATGACCAGGTCGTCGGACAGCTGCCGCCACGCGGCCCACGTGCTAGCGGGCGTCGAGTTGGTCGGGCTGATCGTGGTGTTGTTCATCGGGCTGTTCTCCAGAGTTCGGGGCTGGTGTGGCACTCACTCCATCGGACCGTTAGTGCCACGACTCAAGCGTTAGCACGAAACAAATGGCTGGTCACGTGACGAATCCACGGGCGTTAGCGGTAGGTCGGGGCCGACGTGCTCGACGCTCGACGCTCGACACTCGACGACGGGGCCGACGTGCTCGACCAGGCAACTCGACGTGCACGACGCCCTAGGGCGGCCAGAAATGGCCGCGCTAGGGCGTGGGGACTACCCCCGACGGGGGACGACACGCTGAC